GTCTGGAAGACAAGATGAAGTTACTAGAACTTCTACTGACTATGGCTTACGAAGCAAAGGTCAACTACGAAGATGTGTTCGGTCAAGTTAAGTATTGGGATGTTCTCATTCACAACTATCTCAAGAACAAAAAGATTGTCATTCCACAGAAGTCTAGTCAATCAAAGTCTGAAAAGTATGAAGGTGCATATGTGAAAGACCCACAAGTCGGTCAACACAAATGGGTTATGTCATTTGACTTGAACTCACTATATCCACACTTGATTATGCAATACAATATGTCTCCAGAAACACTTGTCACTGGTGATTACCTAAAGTTGCCTGAAGACAAAACATATGTCAATGAGATGTTGGGTGAAATAAAAATTGACATTCCAGAACATACAACCATTACACCAAACGGTGCATTGTATCGTACAGATAAACTTGGTTTTCTTCCACAGATGATGCAAGAGATTTATGATGACCGTACTATTTACAAGAAAAAGATGTTGAAGGCGAAACAAGATTACGAAGATACAAAAGACCCCATGTATCAAAAGTATATTAGTCGTTACAACAACATTCAGATGGCTCGAAAGATATCACTCAACTCCGCTTATGGTGCGATTGGTAATCAATACTTTCGATACTATGACCTTGCGATTGCAGAAGGAATTACTACCGCTGGTCAGTTATCCATACGTTGGATTGAAAAGAAGATAAATGAATATCTCAATAAATTATTAGGAACTACAAATGAAGATTTCGTTATTGCCTCGGATACAGATTCGATATACGTTACTTTTGACAAGTTGGTTAATCGTGTGTTTAAAGAGGGAAAGGACATACAGAAAATTGTCAACTTCTTGGACACTATCGCTCAAGAAAAGATTGAACCATTTATTGATAAGTCTTATCAGAGTCTTGCTACATATGTAAATGCATATGACCAAAAGATGCAAATGAAACGAGAGGTGATTGCAAACAAAGGTATCTGGACTGCAAAGAAAAGATATATCCTCAACGCATGGGATGTTGAGGGTGTTCGTTTCAAAGAACCATCACTCAAGATTATGGGTATCGAGGCTGTCAAGTCATCAACGCCTGCACCATGTCGTGCAAAGATTAAAGAAGCACTAAAGATTATCATGTCTGGTGATGAAAAAGAATTGAATGATTTCTTGATTGCATTTCGTAAAGAGTTTGATAAACTTCCACCAGAAGAGATTGCATATCCTCGTTCTGTCAATGGTGTTAGAAAGTTTTACTCTGATAGTTCAATTTATCGTAAGGGAACACCCATGCATATCAAAGGAGCTCTTGTTTATAATCATATGATACGTCAACGCAAACTATCAAGAAAGTATCCTATTATTCAGAATGGTGACAAGATTAAGTATCTGGAGTTGCGTCAACCCAATCCACTTGGTTGTAATGTAATATCTTTCCCAGCCAAGTTACCGAAAGAACTTGACATTTTGAAGTATGTAGACTATGATAGTCAATATGAAAAGAGTTTCATTGACCCACTATCTTTTATTACCAACAATATCGGTTGGAAGATTGATAGGTCATTTGGAACACAAACCACACTTGAGGATTTTTTTAGTTGAACCAAGAATTATATGATTTATTAAAACGGAATGTTGACCATACTGGTCTTCCAGTAATGCACAAAGAATTATTTCTTGACACTACAGAAAAGTATGGTAAAGAAGAGTTTCGTAAAACACTTGCTGAGTTTATTACAAAAGAGAAACCACCCTATCCTCTTAAAGAGTTTAATATGGAAAAGGTGGTTGATAACTTTCGTAAATTACAAAAGGCAGATTTTACAAAGTATCTAAGTCAACCAGACAATATTATGGAAAAGTATGATGACTACAAATACTCTTATAAAGATTATGGTTTAGGTTTGATTGATTGTCCTTCTACTTTTAATTATTGTTCTGATGCATTTATGAATGACCTAAGAATGAACTGTGGTTCTTATGGATTTAAATCACCAGTTCAAAGATGGAATGATGGTGACAATATCTGGGGTGCGTTTGGGCCGATATGGAGAGGTGTAAACGATAAGAAAGAATTACAACCAGATACTTATACAATGTCATTTAGACTTGGTACTTATATTGCAACACAGTTCAAACCTATTGTTGCGAAAACAATCTATGAAATGTCTGATGCAAAAACTGTATTAGATACATCTATGGGTTGGGGTGATAGACTTACTGCGTTCTACGCCTCTAACGCAACTCACTATATCGGTTGTGACCCAAATCCTAATACCTTTGCAAGATACCAGAAGATGATTGATTTCTGGGATAAACTTACTGGTGGTAAAAAAACTGTGCAGATGTATAATTGTGGTGCAGAAGATTTACCTTGGGATGAAATTAAGAATGTAGATTGTGCATTTACTTCTCCACCATATTTCTCTACAGAAAGATATAATGAAGGTGGTGAGAAAGAAGAACTACAATCATGGTTCAAGTTTAATGAATATGAATCATGGAGAGATAATTTTTATTTACCAGTATCACAGAAAACACTTGACTCTCTGAGTGAAACTGGTATAATGATGATTAATATTTTAGACCCAAAAGTAAAAGGTAAAAGATATCGTTCTGGTGATGAACTAGTTGATATGTTGAAGCCTTACTTTATGGGTCAAGTTGGTATGAGAATTATGCAACGTCCACAAGGTGCATCTGTATTTAAAGATGATGAAGGTAACTTTGATAAGGATGCAATGGATGAGTTTATGAATAGAATATATATTGAAAACATTTGGTATTTCAGTAAAGATAAAAACAAAGACATCTTTAGACATATCAAACGTAATACTTTGGAGAACTTTTTTACATGATGGAATATGATGAAGGCCTAACTCCAGTTGAAGAGTATGATGGAATCTTTTACAAAAGAGATGACTTATATGCACCGTATGGTGAAAACTTTGTAACTGGTGGTAAGATTAGACAGTGTAGAGATTTAATAAAAACAAATCTTGATTATATTAATGAAGAATGTGGTGGAACTATTTCTACTGCAAGTTCTATACATTCTCCACAAGCAGTTATCGTATCTAAAGTTGCAGAAGAGTTTGGACTAAAATCTATTATTGGTTTTGGTAATACAACTGTAGAAAAGGCACTAAAAAATAAACCAATGAAAATGTGTGCAGACTTGGGTTCTGAGATGGTTGTATTAAGTGAGTCTCAAGGTTTCAATAATGTTCTTTATGCAAACTTAAATAAACTTGCAGAAGAAAGACCAATGTTTAAAGTTTTATTTGGTTATGCAGCTCAACGATATCGTTCATCAATTATCGGTAGGATTGCAGAACAAATAGAAAATGTAGATTGTGATACCTTATACGTTCCACTTGGAAGTGGTATGACATTTACTGGAGTAATTGAGGGAGTGCGTTTGTTCCAAAAACAATTCAAGGTGGTTGCATTACAACCATTTGGATTTGATAGACGAAAAGATATACACAAAAATTTAGAGGGTGCAGTTTGGGAATACCAATATTCATATCATACTGGAAAATATCCTTATAATAAATTATTGAAAAAGAATGTTGGATTTGAATTAGATATGATTTATGAATCTAAATCTTTTGAAATGATGGAACAGATGATAAATAAAGATGAGAAGTCTTGTTTCTGGTGTATCGGAAACAGTAATTATATAAGATAGGAGAAGTGAAATGGACTCAGACTTATTAAAAGATTACCAAGAGTTTGTTGACGAAGTATCAAGTGATGCAACCAAAAACATTGATGATTTTGGTGATGCAATTGATGTGATGGATGAACAAGGTGTAGAACCAACTAGATTAATGACTGCGTGTATTGGTCTATCTGGAGAAGTTGGTGAATTCAACGACATAGCTAAGAAATGTTTTTTCCAAGGAAAAGAGATGGATGAAGATACAGTTACCCATCTCAAGAAAGAACTCGGCGATGTGATGTGGTATGTTGCACAAGGATGTATCGCACTAGGAACTGATATTGAAGAGTTAATAGATATTAACACAGCGAAACTTAAAGATAGATATCCAGGCGGATTTGATGAGTTTCGTTCTGACAACAGAGATGAGGATGATATTTAATGGACTTTTTGAAAGATATTGCAAAACAGGCTGGTAACGAATATGCTGGTCTAGTTGCAGACGGAGTAGAAGCAGGAGATGTAGATTCGTTTATTGACACTGGTTCTTATATTTTTAATGCACTACTAAGTGGTAGTATTTACGGTGGATTGCCTGCAAATAAGATTACTGCAATCGCTGGTGAAAGTGCAACTGGTAAAACATTTTTCCTTATGGGAATGTGTAAAAACTTTCTAGATGCAAACCCAGATGCT